GATATTGCGTTCTAATCAGTGTGTTACAAGCTATCTATAGCAAAACGAAAGGAAACAAATGAAAGAATCAAATGTGTATGTATTCACAGATGAAAACCAAAAGACAGATGAAAATATTTTATCTGTTGATTTTTATTTTGAATCAAGCACAACACTAGCAGAGGCAGTTCACTCTGTTGATACGCTAGTAGAGGCAAACACTGAAGCAATATTCACAGGACATAGGCCAAGTATCTATTGTCTATCCCCTTTTGCAACTATGAAAGAGGATGAATAATGCAGGTATTAGAAAACCAAACTACAAAAGATAAACAAGATAGTTTATTTTATGATGGTGTAGTTATGAGAGTAAGATACAAAAATCGTGAGTGGTGTTTAGTTGCTTGTGGCGAAATAAAAATAAACCATAAAGATTTAGGTAGAGTATTGCCTGAAGATGTTGCAAACACAGACAAGGAACTTTATAAATTAATTGATGATGGTTTGTTAGAAATAGACAGTGACAATTGGTATGAAGTTAATGCAGGAAGAGATGCAAAGTTTGAGCCTGAATTTTATGATAGCTTTGAGCCATTTGAATTTACTAATTTATTAGAAGATTTAGAGGGAACAATAGATTTCATTATAGAGTGCGAACAGGAAGAGGAATAATGTTTGACAACGAAGACTTTAGTGATGATAACTTATCAACAGAAGAAAAGATGTTGTTGTTTATGATAAGACATTATGAACTACCGATAAAAAATATCTTTACTTTTGTTTATGAAGCATATGATATTGCAGACAAGGAGTCTGTATGACAGATGTAATTTCAGCTTATGAAGAAGTTGTAAACAGATACAGCTTATTACAGGAACAAGTTATTTTGTTTAGGAATCTTGTTAGTGAAATTGATATAAGTAAGTATGACCAAACAGAATATATATCTGTTGTGAACAGTATTTATTATGAGATATTCATAAGGCAAGAGGAGGAATAATGGAAGAACACATAAGGATATTTGATATGATGTTAGGTAATCGTGAACTGGATAGTGATTCTTTTCACATTACTGAAAACCAAAAGGGTATGTTTGAATTTTCATACACTTTAGACCTTACTGAAATAGAGGAAGAGTAATGTCTTTCTTAGATATGATTGCAGTATCAATATTATTTTATGTCTTACTGCAGAAGTATGGTGGGTATAAAACACAAAAACAAATAGACAGGGAAAGAGAAGATGACCTGTACTTAATGAGATTGTTTAATGTACTAGAAGAATAAGTAGCTAACACCTCTTTGTTTAAACAGAGAGGTGATAGGTATTTATACAGAGTAAATATCAGAAAGGAAATGATGTCAAAGATACACTGGAACGAGATGGAAGAGCCAGAGTTAGTGAATCAAGATGAGTTTAAAGAACTCACTAGACCAGCTAAGAAATGGTACGACCATAGAGATGTACTTAAGAAAGCAATCAAACTAGCTAAAACTAAGCCGTTTTCTATTGTAAAATTCTATACATTTAGCAGTGAAGACTTAGAAGAAGTCAAGACTGAAGAAAGAAAGTTTAGAAATAATCTTAACAATCACATCAAGAAAGAGAACTTACCTTTGCAAGTATATACAAAGGTCAAGGGCAACAAGGTGATTGGGTACATACAGTACACACCAAATGCAGACAGACTAAAACACTCTCTGCAGAGTGTGGAAACTGATGATTATAAATCCATATTTGATAAGAGATTTATAGTTAGAAGTAAAGATGACAAGTAATCATTAGACAGCTCATTGTTTAAACAGATAGTGAGCTGACTAATAATTATAATATCGTTTACATTATTTATAATGTAGATTACAATGACAGTAAGCAACGAAAGGTTGTATGTCAATACGAATAGAGTGTCATAACATCTATGGTGGTACTGATGTGTATCACTTTGATGGCGACAGTTCTAGCACGATAGCAGAGGCAAAACTAAAATTTGCTGAGCTCCGTTCCACAGGTAGTAATGTAGTTTCTATTATTGATAACGATAGTGGCGACTTTATTAACCCTAAAGAACTATACAAAACAACAGTCAGCTAACGATAGCTGCGACTTAACAGAGAGGAGAAGCGTGAATCAACGCAGTAATACCCTATTGCAATCTATGGACACCAAGAAAAATGTCTTAGAAGAATTGCATAATGTAGCTTACCTAATACAGGAAGCTAATGAATTGGTTGATACCCTTAAAAAACAGAGGGCAAAACTAATTAATGATGGCCGTGAAGTAGGCGTGTCATTTACAGATATGGCTACGATACTTGGTATATCAAGACAAAGATTGTACCAGGTCATTGAAGTCAAGGAACATAATGAATAAGGTAGATAGTATGCCTCTATTGCTAGAGGCCTTACTATCTCAGAAAGGAAACAAATGAATAAAAACATTTGTTTCTTTAATTATAACAGGAGAAAGATATGAACAAAGAAACGAAAAAGAAATTACTTGCTCCCTTTCCAGAGGAGGTTGTACAAGACCCACCTAAAGGTAAGTTCGGCAAGTTTGTAAACCACGCAGTATATGTAGAAAGACTACGAGATTGTGATGTGAAGTATGAGTGGGAGTTTGAACCAGTCATAATTGATAACAAGATTGTAGGTGCTATTGGTAAGTTAACTATTGATGGATTAGTTTACCAGGGTGCAGGTGATGTTGAAGCACCAGCATTACAGAGAGCAACACTGGGTGAGTGTCTTAAACTAGCAGAGAGTGATGCCTTTAAACGAGCATCAATGAGAGCTGGGTTAGGCGTTGAGTTGTGGTCAGGCACTGATGACTTCTATATGGAAGAAGAAAAACCTAAAGCTACTAAGAAAAAAGAAGCTAAGAATATAGATAAGTCAGCTAAAAAGTTTGAGGATATGGTTAAAGATAAACCAAACAAGAAGCAACAGTTGGACCACACTGTGTCAGCTATGATACCTGATGAGAAAGCTAAGAAGAAACTTATGAATGAAACTTATAACAAAGTTACATCAGAGCAGGACTTTCCTGAGAACATAGAGAAGTGGACAGCTGACCAAATGTCAACATACATAACTATGATTGAAGTAGTGGTTGATGACAGTGATTTAATATCAGAAGTCTTTGGTGAAACAAAAGAGATAACTGATGTTCCTAGTGGTAAGTGGGAAGGCGAACCACCTACAGATAAGCAGTTAAAAACATTTAACTCTTGTCTTGCTAAGTCAACAGATAATGATGAATTAGAACTAGTTAAGAAAGCTAAAGCAGCATTAGCTGATGGAAAAATAACTAAGGGAAACATATTTGATTGGGTAAATACAGAAACCTGGTCACTTAAAGATGGTTCGTAATGAGTTTGGAACAAGCAGGTGGTGCTAACTTAGATAAACTTATCAAAAAAATTAAGGATAGATACCCTGATTATAATTTTGATATATCACCTGCACCAGACAGAGAACATAAAGCTCCATATCTTTGTAAAGACAACAAAATATTTTATGAAGATATGGAAGGTAATGTATTTTGTGGATGTAGGTACAAGAAACAAGATGATACAAACCCATACAAGTGGGATTGGGCTGTGTGTCACGCATTAGTTACGAGTGCTAATGAGAAACAAATACAAACCAATAATATGAAGGAGATGTTTTGACTACACAATTAGAAATAATTAATGAGCTCAATGACATTTATCCTGGCCTTGATTTAATAGAACATATAGACCCATACAGTACATATGATGCTGAAAACGATAGGTATATTGTAGAAATTAAATCAAGAGATGCAGAGTATGACAGTTGGATTATTGAAAAGAAAAAGTTTGATAGCAACATACTTAAATGTATAGAAACAGGAAAGACATTTGTATATCTTACAGAGTACAATGGTAAAATTATGACCTGGAACATACATAAGTTAGTAAGAAAAGGCTATGACTTTCAGTGGGAAGACAGAGCTATGCCCAGGACTACAGAGTTTATTGATAACGAATCAATAACTAAAACAGTTGGTTACCTTTATGAAAAGGATGCCAAGATACATAAGGAGAAAGAATGATTGATGTAATGTTAAG